GCGATCCCCGCCCCAACGACTGCCGTTACGGATTTAAGTACAGTTGCTTTGTTCATTTATTTGCCTCCGTTTATTGTTGCTTAAAGTTTATCCAGCCACACCGGCGGTGCGGGGATTGTCCGCGTCTCCGGCGCATCGAGCCAAGAGAGATACCAGTTTGCGAGCTCGGCTTTTTGCTCGTCTGTGAGTAGGCCGTACCACAGCTCGCCGCGATTGATGTACGCAAAGCACTCGGTTTCGCGGCGTCGCCGAATGACGGTTAGCTCCGCCGCATCCGCGTCGGCCTTGAGCTTATCTGCATCGAGCACGAGCACATCGTCTTCAAACTTGTACGCCTCCGGGTGCTGCTTAAAGTCCTCCAGCAGCTCGTCGGGCGCCTCTATCTCGATGCCATCTACAAGCCCGCCGATGAGCGCATAACTCTCGATATAGCCCTGATCGTTTAAGATTATCTGCATTTGCTCACTCCTTCCACTGCACAATGCCCCAGACATAATCGATGTTTCCGTTGCTGGGATTGCTTTTTAGCGTTATCGTGCAGTCATCTCCGCTGTATGTGGTAACAAAATACATGTACACCATATTTGTTACCATCTGGCCGTCAATACCGCCGGTAGGCAAGCAAATGTGCGTGCGATACGCCTCGCTACCCGGATGCCCGCTCACGAGGATAGCTGCGTACTTTTTAGCGCCTGTGATTGTGATGCTGCCAGACGTGAGCTTGCCGCTCCACAACGTTTTCCATCCGAGTGTGTCGGCGTAAATGCCACTGGCTTTGATTGGCGCAAGTCCACCTTTGCCGTTGCCAAAATAATATTCCCCGATATCACCGTCCAAATTGCCGCTTGCCGTTCGGTAATTGAACCAAACTCTAGCATTTTTGTACGCGGGCGACACAAACGTAAACTCATTACCATCGTGTATCAAATTGTTTGGGCTTTGCAAGCGTGCATAAAAATTGTTACCTGTGTCTGTAGTAATCACTTGTTCCCAATCAGTCCACGTCCAGGGTGTTTTCCAGCTTGTTTGTGTTCGCACCCACGACCTATTGGTACTTATATCTTTGAGCCGTTGTGTACAATACGCTGCATCACTTATTCCCGTAACAGTTAGCTCAAACGCTCCGTAGGTACCAAAATTAGGCGGCATATTGGCGATTTTGTTTTGTCCCCATATTGAGCGATAATACCCAGGCTCTTTGTATGTTTCATCATTAAGGTCGGCGCCGTCTGGGATAGTCTGCCACTTGATGCGGTATTGATCTGCCGACGAGATTGTGCCGTCCACCTGTAAATTGCCCCGAATCCGCGTATCCCACGCCACGTCCAGCCAGTTCGCGAGCTCGGCCACTTTGCCGATGGCCGCCCCTGCGCTGCGTTTGAAGGATTGCAGCACACTTTTTGTAGACAGAGTGCGCGGAATAGATAAGCTGTTATACTTGTCCGCCACCGTCACGAGCACGTCGTAGGTGGTGGACGCGCCTATATTTCCGCCGCCGAGCACGGTTTTGCCGTTGTTGGTAACGTTCGCCGCAGTGCCGTAACTGCTCTCGGACTGCTTTTTGTATCGAGCTGTAATGCTCAAGGTGTTGCCGGTGATTGCGCTGTAACTCGCGTTGATCTCCACGGCAAAATACGTGCCTGCCTTTTTGCGGTTGCCGTCTGCATCGCAGCGGTACACGTCACACACCGCTACGCCGGGCTTTGTGTAGTCTATGACGCTGATTGTGCGCGTAGTGCTGGCTTTCCGGCCGCGCAAATCCGTCACCGTGGCCGTGAACGTGATGTTGCTCGCCGAAGCCAACGTGCCGGTTGTCAATGCGCCATTTTTGGCCGTCCATCCGCCGCCGGTAATCGTGTACGAGGTGATGCTGCTGCCGTATGCGCCGGATGCTCCTGAAAGCGTCAGCTTTGCTTTGCCCATGCCTTTTACGTATAGACCCGTGCCGCTTGTGTCTTCGGCGAGCGCTGCCGAAAGCGTGCCCGCCGACGGAACTACGCTGCCGGGGACGGTGAGCGTGATGCTTACGGACTTCGTGCCGAGGAGCGTGCTGCCGGAATATGTATCGCAATAGATTGTACCGCTGCCTGCCGTGGCGGACGGTATTTGATTTGAGAGCGACACCGGCGGCGTCCAGCTCTTGCTGCTTGCAATGCCCGTGGCAATCGTTCCGGATTCGCTGCCGAACGCGTAGCGCAGTGTGTGCCTGTAGGCGCTGTTTACCGCAGGCGTGTTGATCGTCACGCTCTTACCCATCTCTACGGTTGCGGCACTCAAACTCGGCTGTGTTGCAGGCTCCTGCCAATTCACCTCAAGCGTTACAGCCGTCCATTTGAGATAATCCGTGTAAGAGCTGCCATTGTAGATGCAGTACGTATCGTACCCGGCGGCGATAGATGCCGCCATGAAAGCAGCGTCAAATGTTTTGGTGTTATCCCACATGGGCGCTTTACAGCTGCCGAGCGCATTGCCTGTGCGGTGCCCTGCGTTGAGCGAGGTTTTAATGCCGCCCTGCGAGGCGGAGTTGTAGATGTATACCGTTTTGGTGGTCGCTGTGCCATAGCCCGTTTGTCCGGTCGTCGCGGTGAGCTTTACGCTGTTGATGATCTTGCCCTTGAGCGCTGCAAGGCCCGGAAAGTACAGCACGCCGGTGCGCACACCTGTGCCGTCCCACTGGCCCTGCGAGGCGGTGCCCTCGCTTTTCCAACCCCACTCACTGTCGTAGTAGTTAAGCTGGGCTCTGTAGCTGTTTTTGCTCATCAGTCATCCCCCTCAAACTCAAGATCAAACGTGTCGGCCTCCGCGTTATAACGCCACATATACAAGCCCGTGTCTGCGTTGCCGAAAGACAAGCTGCCCGTGATATGCGCATCCGTGATATATAGCATACGATTGGAGATATACGCAATGGTTTGACCGTTTTCAACAAATTCGAGCCGGTCGTTGGAGAGCACCGCCTGTATGGCGCTGTCGCTGCGGCCGAGCGTAATTCGCGCCCCTTCAAAGCGGATATACTGTTCTAAAAGCCGCTGATTTTCCACCACCGTGCCATTGGTGCTGTCAATGAGATTTGTCACCTGTGTAAAGCGGTATTCAAGCTGATCGCTCCATTGGGTGATGAGCAGCTGTTTAACGCTTTCGAGCTCCTCTGTCGAGACTGCGGTATCTTGTAAACGTCCCAGCGCGTCATACACGTTTTCGGTGGTGGTCGTCAGCTCGGTGCGGGTCTCCGTTACCGATGCCGTGATGCTGTCCATGTCCTTCCGCGCGTCGACCTTGTAATCGGTGAGCTCCTGCCGCACTTTGTCTGTGCGCTTGTTGGTCTCGTCCTGCACAAGCTCGAGCTGCTCGCCTAAGTCTTTCCGTGCGTCGACTTGCTGCTCTGTCATCGTGCGGTATGAGGTGCCGAGCGTGTAGGTCGCGTCCCCCGGTTCGTCTACGGGCAAATCGATCTCGGAAACAAGCATCGATATGGGCGTTGCGCTGCCCGGGTCCGAAAACAGGATCATGTCGCCGAGCTTAATGCGCTCAACGGAACTGTCCACAAGATGCAAATCTACTGCATCTACCTCAATACTGCCTCGCAGATATTTTGCCGCCTCTAAGTCGGCATGGCCTGCGCGCAGGAGGTTTTCGACCAGCGTGATGTCGTTGTGCACGACGACCTTATAAATCCAGCCCCATTTTGCCACCGCGGCCGCATCGTAGATATAATCTTTTCCGTCGTTTGCCGCAGCGATTGTAAGCCGTGGCGTTACCGTGCCCACCTTGTCCTCGTCGAGCTGCGCACCGAGTGGAATAATGGCCGTCGCAACGTCCTCGCCGCGCACGGTGTGCAGCATGTCGAGCAGGTTTGTGCTTGCGGTGATCCGCTGGCTGTTTACGTTGCCGTACTCCTTGAGGTAATCCAAATACCACGTACCGTCCGTGCCGTAACGTATCACGAGATAGCCGCCCAGACGGTCAAGGAGCTTATCTTGCAGCGCGTCCATGGTGCTTTCGTAGTCCGATTGCCGGTACACGTTGTCGGTGCTGTTTGTCACGGTGACTTGTCCCACGGTAAAGCGTCGGCTTTCGTCCACCTGTGCGTTATGCAGTTCGATAAGCTTCGCAAAGTATGCCGCCACCGTCATGTCATGGTACACCGTCAGCGGCTGCACGCTGTCGTTTAGGTAAGCGAGCTCACCCTCGACCTCGATTTTCCGCGTGCTGCGCAAATCCCACTCGTCGTTGAGCGCACGCCCGCGGAACAAAATTGCATCATCCTGCCACAGCGTTACCACCGTATCGAGTTTTGCGATTTTGTCTGTGTGCGGGTGCGTCAGCGGCACCGAAAAGGTGAGCAGTCCGGCTTTGTTCACGTCCGTTTTGCACGTCGGCGAGATGAGCTTTAAATCCGGGCTGCGGGGATCGTATAACGTATAGGTTATACCGCTGCGGTTTTGCGCCGTAATTTTGAACACTTACAGCACCCCCTCACGCCAAGTCAAAATGACATTGCCCGTGCCGGTCACGGTGACGTTATTCGCGCCGGGCAAAAGCAACAATTCGGGGATTTTTACGGCCTTGCCCACCTGCGCGATGCTGTATGCCGCGCCGCCGTTGAGCGCCACCGTCATGCTGGTTTCGGATGCCGTAAAGGTCGGCGAGACGATCTCGTCGCCGCTGTTTAAAACTGCCGTCGTGCCCGCGCCGCACACCGCCGAGCTTTCGGTCTGCGCGTACTTATACGGGTCACACACCGCTGTGATTTCAAACGTGCCCGCACCGTATTCCTTTACGCCAGGCGTACAGGCGATACGCCCCAAATAATAATGGTCCGGGTCATCGGTCAGCGTAATCGGCAGGCGCTTGCCATGCATCGCAGACGCGATCTGCGAGCACACCGAAAGCCACTCCGATGCCGAAGAGCCGCGCCGCTTGAACGTCAGTTTGTGCGTGCGCAGCCTGTACACCGGGCGCCCCGTGACGACCTCGGACAAGTCGATGCTGCCGTTTTCGAGCGGCAATGTCTGGTATTTCGTTTTGACCTCCGGCATTTCGAGCAAAAGATCCGTCAAAATCATGCCGAAGTCCGTATACATATCGTTTCCGCCGATGAGCACGCCCATCAGACCACTCCCCTTTCACGCAGAACTGCCGTGCCGCCCTGCCGCTTGTCCACTTCCGGTGCAAGTGCACGACCGGCTTCGCGTGGGTCGAACACCGCGTTCACCTGCAACTGTATCCGGCTGATCGCGTCCGCCAGCATCGCTGCAAGCTTTTCGTCGCGCGGAGAGCCGCCGGTGAGCATCTGCAAAATTTCGCGCAGAATCGTCAAAATGGCGTGCAGCTCCGTGACGGGCATACCGTCCGTTTGCTGCGCGTCATCCACAACCGAGCGGATCATGTCCATCAGCGTTGCAGCGCCCGAGACAACCTCGGGGCCCGCTTCGCCCGCGCCAAGCAGAGAGCCGCCCGCCGCGCCGAAGATCGTCGGATTATTCAGCAGCATCGGCGTGTCCATAGCTTTTTTATACCAAGATATGCCGAAATGCGGCACACGCGGCGGCACAAGGCTAAAGCTGCCCGTAATGGAGATGTGCGGCAGCTTTAGCCTTGGCAAACTCCACGAGAAATTGAAAAAGCCCTTGATCTTGTCGATCGCATTGCGCACCGCGTCCCGCGCCGCATTGATCGGCGTTTCGATACCCTTTTTAATGGCGTTAAAAATTGACGTGACTGTCTCTTTGGCTGCCTTTATCGGGTTTTCGATTGCTGTTTTTACCGCCGAAAACACCGCCGTCACCTTGGATTTGATCGCGTCCACCACCGTGCCGATCGTGGATTTTATGCCGTTGATGATATTGGAAACAGAGGATTTGATTGCATTCCAAATCTGCGTTGCAAAGTTACCAATCGCTGTCCATCCGTTATTCCAAAGGTTAGCGAGCCCGCCGAGGAATATTTGTCCGGCATTGAGCAGATTTTCGCCGAATGCGCTCCAGTCGCCGTTGAGCGCTGCTGTGAACGCGGAGAACAGTGACGAAATGACGCTTGTCACCGTCTCGAACACCGTTTGCACCTGCGTCCAGATCGCGTTGAGGAACGTGCCGTTCGTCTGCGCTTCGTCCACAAGCCATTTGATTGCGTTCGCAATGCCCTGTATCGCACCGGCAATGGTCTGCGCAATCGTTGCGAGATATGTTGCCGCATACTCCCATACGGCAGAAAACAAACTTGTGCCCGACTGATTGTTCGCAAAGAATGAGCCGAATAGAGAGGATAAACCCTCTAATGCCATGCCGATTACATCGCCCACCGCGCTGAAAGCATCCTGCACCGCTGTCCATGCAGCATGGATTGCTGTGCCGTCTGTCTGCGCCTGCTCAACAAGCCAGCCGAGTTGGTCGCCGACTGCCAGCAAAGCTGTACCGACAATACCGCCTACATAAACCACAGCGTCTCCGATTGCTGTACACACTCCGGCGATAATATCACCGGCAACTGATACTGCGTCTGCGATGCCGTCCCAGATGCCGCCCCAGTCTATTTCCGCGTTGCTCAAAGCGCTGCCAATCGTGCCGATTGCATCTTTGACCGCACCCCAAACAGTCTCTATCGCTTTGGCAGCATTATCAAAAACGTGCATGATGTTATCCGCAAGCCCCTGCGGCACATTCAGGCCGCTTACAAGGATCGTCTGTATACCGCTGAGCGCCGACTGCAACAATGCCGGTGCCATCTCGATTAAACTGCCTGCAAACGCTTGCAGCAGCGATGCGGCAGCCGACGCCATACCGGGCAGGATCGTCGTCACGAGCTGCGGGACGGCCTGTGCGACCACGGGAGCCAAGCCCTCGACCAGACTGCCGATACCGCCTAAAATCGTTTCTACACGCGGCAGAATGTTCTTTGCGGCTATTCCCACACTGTCCACGAAGTTATCCATCAGCACGCCGAAGTCCTGTGTATCGTCCGCAACGCCGACGAGCAGGTTTTTCCACGATGCTTTCATCATGCCGACAGAGCCCTGAATGGTTGTACTGGCTTCCTTTGCCGTCGTGCCTGTGATGCCCATTTCCGTTTGTACAATGTGGATCGCTTCGGTGATGTCCGCAAAGCTATCTATCGACAGATCTGCCATTTCGCCGTTAGCCTGCTTCACCTTGTTTGCATCGGCGATAAGGCGCTCCATTTCTTCTTTTGTGCCACCATAGCCCAGCTTGAGGTTATCGAGCATCGTATAGTTCTGCTTGGCGAATCCCTGATAGGCGTTTTGAATGTCCTGCATATTGCTGCCCATTTTATTGGCGTTATCGGACATATCCACAAGGGCTTGGTTGGCATATTCCGCCGCTTTTTTTGTGTCCTTACCCACGCTTTGCAAAAGCGATGCAGAAAAGCTCGTCACCGTCTCCATGTACTCGTTGGCGGAAAGACCGGCCGTCTGAAATGCTCGGTTTGCGTTTTGCAGCACTTTGTCCGACGCATTTCCGAACAGCGTCTCCACACCGCCGACAAGCTGCTCATAATCCGCATACGCATTCAGCGCCGACTTGCCGACCGCCGCCACAGAAGCCGCAGCCGCACCGAATCCCACGGCTGCGGCTTTCGCTGCGGTGGTAAACGCCTTGCCGATAGAGCTTGCCGCAGACTTTAATCCGCCCGCAAGCGCGTTGCCCATCTTCTGCCCCGACTCTTTGCCGCTCGTCTCGACTGCCGGGGCTAAACTCTTTGAGAGCTGCGCTTGTATACCCTGCATTGAGGGTACGATCTGCACATACGCCTTTGCAATTTCAGTTGCCATTTGCTTCACCCCCTAACCGCTGCCATGCGGCTTTAAAGTCTTTCGGCGTGCGGTAGCCCGTCACTTCGTCGTGCGTTTGCGGCACTTCTGTAAACGCGTTCAAAAACGATTTGGGGCGGTTTTTGCCGGTCTGCGCCGCCTTTGTCTTTGCCCATGCTAAAAAATTAAGCGCGTCAGCTATGGACGCCAAAAGCAAGGTGTCCGTCGCTGCACGCGCTCCCGATAACTTTATTTTGATTCTCGAATCGTCCCGTAAGCCCGCCGCGAGCGTCGCCAGCATGGGCACCGGCAGCGCCCGCAGGTCAAACACCTTGTAGGTTTCCGCCATGTCGCAGATCAGGGCGTTCTTGTCCTTCGCGATCATGCGGGCAAGGACGATCAGTTTTTTCCCGCGTCTCCGATCGCGTCCATGACTTCGCGGATACAGTCCGAAACGGCTGTGATATGCACTCGGCCGTCATCGCCGCGCAGGAAGTCATAAAGGCGCTTTCTCTGCTCCTTGCCGAACAGTATCGCGCAGACGTTGGAAAACGCCAGCGGATTATCGTTCACGGTCTCCGCCAGCGCGTCCACAAATTCCATGTCCTCCAGCACGCTGCCGTCAATTTCAAACTCGAAGCCGCCGCTTGTCTTGCCTTTAATCATGATCTACCTCCTTACGCCGCTGCCGGCTTGCTCATATACTCGTAATGCGTGTTGCCTGCGCTGTCCGGCACGGCGGTCACGGTGACCCTGTAGCCTACGGCGCTTTCGTCCGCATACGTCACGTCGCCCACCTCGGTGATTGTGCCGTTCGGAATGACGACGCGCTTCAAAATGCCGCCGCGCATAATCATGTCGATAACCCACACACCAGCGGCGAGCTCCTTGCCGTTCGCTTTGACGGTCAAGCCCTTTTCAAGATCGCCGGTGACGTTCTCATCGAGATACACCGCTTTCAGCACGTCGCTGTTCAGCGCTTCGATGAGCGTAAACGCGAACGTGTCGGTTTTCTCGTTCTGATAGGTGAGCACGTTGTCGCCGCCCCACGCTTTGATGTTGCCGCTTTGCGGAGAGTTGGAGTTCACCACGCCTTCGTCGGATGCGTAGCCGAGATTTTTATACGCTTCGGTGAGCGCGGTTTTGGCGTCGGTCGGCAGCGCCGTGCCAAGCGGTGCGCGGTAGATCGCGCCGCCTACTTTCGGCTTGCCTGTGCTTACATTGGTTGCTGTGCTCATTATTCATGCTCCTTTCACTCGTCGTAATAAACGAGATCGTACACCGCCTGGTAGCGGTATCGTTTTGTCGTCGTGTCCGTAAAATTGTAATCGCTGTTAAGCCGCGATGCGCTGACGGCATCCAGCTCCGCGGCGCTGTCCATGGCGGCTTTCACGCGCTCATTGAGCCTTGCGGCTTCGTACATGGACGGCGCGTAGGACTGGATCGCCAGCATCGCGCGGTCAATACGCTCCTCGCGGCTGCTGCCCGTTTTTTCAAGCAATGCAAAGCTTTTCGGCGGGTCTGCCGGAACCTCCAGCACCACCGGCACCGAAAGCTTTTCCGCGAGATAGTTTTTGATGATGACTTCGATCATGCTTTCTTCCTCTTAGGCGGCGCTTTGACAAATTTCTTCGAGCCGTCCTTATTTGTACGGAAGTACCCGCCGACGGCTTTTATCATCGCGTTGTTTTCCATGTTCATCTCCATGGCTTCCGGGTCGGTGGTGAAAACCGAGACGTTCGCGCGCGTCTTGCCGATATGCGTGTCGGTCTCGAACTTGTCGCCGAGCGTCACCCGGATGCTCTCCGCAGGCTCCTTCAGCGCCGAGATGATCTCCGAAGATTTCAACAGCGCCTGTATGCCGCTGCTGTTCAGCTCGATCTTCACTTTAGTCATACCGCTCCACCTTCACCTTTTTGTTCCATTGCAAAGGGATCATCGCTTCGATGCCCTCCGTCACGTCGCCGTATGTGCGAAACCGCTGCCCGAAAAACTCAACCGTCACGTCGTGCCAGTCGTGCGCGTCGCCTTTTGGCAGTGCCAGCGTGTACGCGAGCCGCTTGCCGTAGAGCTGCAATTCGTTCACAAGCTCCTCCGCCGTCGGTTCGCCGATGAGCACGTTGTGCACCGTCTCCGACACTTCATTAAACACCGGCGCGCCAAACGCGTCCTCGCCGGTCTGCTGTTTTCGGTACAGTATAACGTCAATCCCGCGTATCATCGTATAATCCCTCCAAAGGGCTACGGGCACCGATGCGGTCCCCGACGCCGAGCAGCTTCTTTTCGAGCTTTGAGAGATACAGCTCGCCTGCGCTGCCGCTGCCCATCGTCCAGCTCTGGGAGTATCCCATGGCGCTCACCGAGCCTTGCGTGGAGCCGAGCGGATAAAGCGGCGCGTCGTTTCCGCCGCCGTCGCCCAGAATGCGCCGCACCATGCGGCAGGAAACGAGATTTTTGCGGCCCGCGTCCGCCCCGGCGTTATACGCGTCGATGATGACCGCTGCTTCCTCCAAAAGGGATACGCAGCGGTCTTTTTCATCGTCGCCTAAATTCCGAAACCCCGCCGCAACGTCCTCAGCTGTTGCGTACAGCATCTTAGCCCACCGCGGTTTCGGTGCGCTTAATGTACAGCGTCTGCGGCTTGGATACCGTCAGGCCATAGACTTTACGACCCTGCACCGCGCTGGCACCGATGAACTTTCCGGAGCCGTTGAGGTCCTGCAAATGCACGGGCACCTGCCACTCCATCACGCGGTGGCACCAGTTCGGGTGACCGGCGATAAACTCCGTGGTTGTCTTTTTGCTCGCGACGCGCTTCGTGCTCTCGAAATCCATGTTGTTGGACTCAAACACGTTAAAGCCCGCGATGCGACCGATCACACCCTGCTGCACGAGCGTCTGGGAGAGGTCGCCCTGCTTGATATAATGCTCGTCCAGCATGAGGACTTCGAGGTACTCCGGCGACGCAATGAGAAAACGACCGTCGGCAGGTACGCCCTTGCGGCTCAGCACGCGCTTTGCTTCGAGCGCGAGCTTGTATGCGGTGGTCTCGGTCGCAGCTGTCTTCGTGGCGCTGACCGTTGCGCCGGAAGCACCCTCGAGCGCGTTGATAGACGCCTTGTCAATCGAGAGCGCCAGCGAATAGCCTGCGCTGTCCAGACGTTCCGCCACGATGCCGTCCGGCACGCTCGCAGCATCGAAGCCGTCGATGAGCTCGTTCACGGCCTCATCATGATCGATAGAGAGATCGATATACGTCGTCGAGCCTTCGGAAGCGTCCACGCCCTTCGACTTGTTGTAGGTCTTCACCGCCACCTCGGTGTCGCGCACCGGGATTTTTACTTTGCCCGCCTTTGGGTCGCCCTCGTAGCGGTTGTTGAAAATGAGATTATCACGGGTAACAAGCTGGCTGCGAAGCTTCGCGTCTACCAGAGTTGCCCAGCGTTCCTGGTTTGTGTGTGCCATAAGATTTCTTTCCTTTCGTAAACAAAATTAGATTTTCAAAGACGGGTTTAAAGCGCCGAACGCCGCTGCCACGCCGTCACTTTCGGTGCCGCCGCGTGCGCCGGGTTCACCGCCGTCTTTCACGGCGGGATAGCCGCTCGGCTTCGCGAATTTCAAGATTGCGTTCGCCTGCGCGGTGCAGATTTCTTCCGTGTCGCCGCTCAAAAGCTCTGCCGGCACGCCGGTAGCAGCGGAGACTTTCTGACGCACCGTGCGCAGCTGCTCTGCTTTTGTAAAAGCATCCACCTGCTTCTGCAAAGCGTCCGCCTTCTCATTCGCCTTTTGCAGCTCGGTCTTTCCTGCTTCTTCCGCCGCGTCAAACTTCGCCGCTTTCGCTTTCAGCGCTTCGTAGTCTGCGTATTTGCCGCGCTCCCTCGTCAGCCGGTCCTGAATAATCGCGTTCATTTCCGCCTGCGTAAAGGTGCGCTGCTCGTTTTCCTGCGTTTCGGCCGCAGTGCCGTTCGTTTCCTGGTTCACAGTTTCTGCCATTTTGGTTCTCCTTTCCGGCTTTTCCGCAGCCGTCGCGTAATTTTGGGTATGAAAAAAGCACACCGCCGAAAAATATCGGCAGCGTGCTGATTCAACAATGTTTAATTTATCCGATCATCAACAGGCGGAAGGTCTCGCGGCCTTTCGGCGTGATGAGCGTTTGTCGCTGCTTCGTTTTCCCAATCTCGTTCATACTGCCACACCTTCTTCCTGCTTCTTGACCTTCATGAAGACCGTGTTGTACTTCTCCGTCAAGTCCTTTATACGATTTTTCAACATAAGGCACGGCAAAGTCCACGCCTCTCCGGGGATGATAGAGCTGCTTTCCGTGGTTGCGACCTCTAATGCGCAAAGCGTATCGGTCACCATCCGCAGTTCTTCAATGATGTCGTCCAGCTCAAAGAATTCATGTGCGATCATAAATAAAAACCTCCATCAAGAAGTCCCTATCTGATGTAGAATAGATTTCAGATAGAGCTTGCTCTGTCGTGTGCAGAACATCGAAACGTATTGGTTGTCAGCCATGTTTCGGTGTTCTGTTTTTTTATTTTTTAATTTCTTCTTCCAAGCGTAAAATCCCTCGCCAAATAGCTTCG